TCGCGTCGCGGACTGTGCGGATCAGTACCACATGTACGTGATGGCCGATCCGACACTAAGCTTCTGGTTCGGCTACCGCGAGGGCTACCGCATGGGACCACAGCCCGGTAGCGTGATTGCGCAGAGCCCCTTTGAGGAGGAGTGATGCTTGAGCCTCCGGCTCGTGAAGTGGTCATGGCTGCTTATGAGCACTTCAAGCGCTACCTCGAAAGCACAGAGATGCCAGACAAGCAATCGGCGGTGCTGAAGCAGGAAGCGCTTGAATTGTTCGAGAACGAGGATCTTGCCGTCCTGGTGTTCGGCGCCGGGTTCTCGTCCGGGATGCAGCTAGGAGCGGATGTTGTCATGGCCGAGATGATCTCGGGCGTGCAGAAGCGCACACCACGCCGAAACATCCCGCGCGCATAGGAGGAGAAACGATGGCACATCAGGATAAGTCAGAGATGATCCACACTGAAGTCCTGCATAGCGTGCGGCAGGAAGTTGATCCCTGCATCTCGGGGATTTTCGACATCCTGCACGAGACGCAGGTCATCCCACTCGACATGCAGTGGACGATCCCCTTCCACAGTAGCTGCGGGTTCATGGGCGAGATTGTTCTGCGGGTGCACGAGAACGGGACGTGCAAGGCCGACAGCAACACGACGTATGCGAAGAACAGGCAGCGGCGTCTCGCCCGCCTGATGGACATGATCTTCCAGCGGCTCGGCATGAAGAAGGAAGATCGAGATGCCCTGTTCGGAGAGTTTCTCGATGTCGATAAATGAGACGCCTGACGAGCAGTTCGAGGTACAGGCCATCTACGGGGCGCACACGCGGCGCGGACTGGTCGAGATAACCGTCGCTGGCGTCACGCTCGTCGTCCCGCCGATACGGGCTCGACGAATGGCAGCCTATCTGCTTGAGGCTGCGGCGGCATCTGAGTCCGACGAAGCGATCATCAAAGTCCTGGAGACGGTCGGCGCTCCAGAGGAGATGATCCAGCAGACCATTATGGCAGTGCGAATCGAGCGCGAAGTCGTCGCCGTGCGAGCGAATCGCGAGGCATTCGAGATGCTTGCCGAAGATATGGAAGATGAGGAGGAAGACTGACATGCCAGGAGTTGTTCGCGGGTGCGGAACCCGAGTACTTGGCGGGGTGTATGTCGAGACATTGCTCGGGCCAGATGGTCACCCCATTGAATGCATGATCAAAGACCCGCCGCTGCCCATTGATCCTGAGTCAATGGGGCTCACCCCGGTAGGGGTGAAGCTGATCGAGCACAACGGCGTCGTGCACATCTTCGATTGGGTCGGAGAAGGCTACTATCCATACGTCTCCGATTTCATTGAGGAAGTCAGACGCTTCGGCGCCAGTCGGCGCCTGCCTCAGACGCTGGACTTCTCGCGGCTCTCGCCTATGAGTCGCCTGATCCTGCTGCACAGTCGTGCGCTAGTCCCTGCCTTTGAGGAATCGGTCAACGAACCCCAGGTTTGTCCGCACCTTATCAAGGCTGTGCACGATCGATTGCAGATCCTATCGCTTACACACACCTGCGCCAATCAGTGGTGGGCTGACCACGATGCGACGGGCAAGAACAATGCCCGCTTGCTTCCGGGTGAGCCATACGAGCGCGAGATGCCGTCGTTCACCTACGTAGCACGTCAGCAGCCCGGCCCGTACATCGAGCCTGCCCAGGTCGGCATCTTCATGGTGCTGCCGATCAGCCGCATCGCGGTAGTCCGCGACCCCTCTACGGGATCGCATGAGGGGATAGCGGCGAAGATCGTTGACAAGCTCCTATCGTCCATCCCGCTTCAGCTTGTCGATGAGTAGCGAACAAATGCCCTGCCACGAGGCTACAGGCAGCAAAACTCGCGACGGCTATCGCATGCACCATCTTGGGCAGCATCCTGAGCGTGACACTGGCGCGAGAAGTGTAGCCGGCAAGCCTATGCGCATTCCTGCGCATCGTGAGGTCTACGCCGAAGCGGTTGGCCTCCTTGCGCTCGGCCCGGTTATCGCACACTCGTGCGATAACCCAGGCTGCGATGAACCTTCGCACCTGTGGGCGACCGATATCCTCGGCAACATCCGTGACGCTGCCGAGAAAGGACGAATGGGCAAGAATCGAACGGCCTGTTTCAAGGGCCATCCCTACGTCGAAGGTTCGTTCAGAGTCTCGAAAGAGGGCTGGCGTCAGTGCCGCATCTGTAGACGAAAGTGGGACCGAGCACGGCGGGGAAATGGAGCCGATCAAACCTCGTGACGTTGAGCGCGAAGTAAGAACGATTCTGTCGGCGGCGGATAGGAATACTTTATCCGCCGCTGGTCTTACGGTCGTCCAGCGGGTGCCACTGGAGATGCTACTTGTACAATTGGAGAACATTGCCGACATTACCGCGCGCTATCCGAAGACGCGGATGGCTGCAAGCCTTCGCCCACAGGTGTATCATGCGCTGTACCTGATCGGGCTACTTCTGGAGGGAACAAAGTGACACCAGCGCAGAAGGCCATTCCAATCCCGCGTCGCATGCGAGCGTTGCCCAAGGAACGGCGTGGCTACCCGATCCCGTTCGTCACCATGCTGCACCCGGTGACGAATGAGCCTGACTTCAGGGTACTGGATATCATGCGCCAACTCCAGTGCGTCAACGAGAAGCGATGCGCCATGTGTGGCGACCATCTCGGGAAGTACATCGCCTTCATCGGCGGGCCACGTTCCCGAGATGGACATGCCTTCTTTGATCCTGGCATGCATCGGGAGTGCGCAGAGTACGCCGCTAAGGTCTGCCCATTCATCTCACGAGAGAATGCCAGCTTCCGTGACTTCAGCGAGGAGGAACGGCGAACGTACGAAGCCATCGTTGTCAATCAGGATGACACCCGCCCCACGCCCGAGATGTTCATGGTCATCACCGAGAGCTTCACGGTGCGCAAGCAGCCGGACCTAGGCTTCGTGATCATCGCGGGCGACTACGTCGAGGTCATCCAGATCGAACAGTCTCGGCCACATTGGGGGTAGTCATGCCAGTCACGTTACCGCCAGATCTGGCGGCATTCCTGAGCACACAAGAGTTTGCGATGGTTACTGTCGGCAGCAGCGAGGGAGCGCTGCTCGTCGCAAAACTACCTAACGCCGACATTGAAGACATACGTGGCATCCGCAAGATCGAGGTTAGTTACCGCCTGCATCGCACGTCATACGGGCCGGCGATCTCACTGATCCTGACGATCTTCCTGGATGCGTTCACCGACGAGGACGGCGTCGAGCACGTCCCGTCCGTCATCCTGGAGACGTTCTTCAACCCAAGCGACGATGTGCAGATGGCAGACTTCGATGATCTGCTCACGCACGAGCATCTTCGCCTGCTTGTCTACGGCGATGCGCTCGATCATCGCCTGTCGAAGAAGGTCACACAGCCGTACCTCGATCCTGACCTGAACACGATGGGCGTACGTGCGCGGCAGATGCTCATGGAGATCGACCCCATCGACATCAACTTTGATCGGGCGAAAGCCCAGATCATCGCAGACTTCCCATTAGGAGAGTGACATGGAGCAGCCGACGTTTGAAGTCATGGATCTTGCCGACCTGTTGCCGTCAAGCCCCATTGAGTCAAGCCTCCAGGAGATCGAGATCGGGGACATTGTGTTTGACGACATCGGGCCGGAGCCGTCCCGCGAGCTTGTGGAGAACATCAAAGCTAGAGGCGTCCGCACGCCGATCACACTCATGGCCGTAGGCGGTGTCTATCAGCTTGTTGCCGGGCGGCGACGGTTGCTGGCCGCGATTCAGTGCGGGATGCTGTCGATCCCCGCGATTATTGAGACGGGCGAGTCCCTGGCGAGCGCGGCGCTGAGCGACCACGCCTTGCGCAAGGAGAACCCCGCTGCCGATCTGAAGCACATCGAGCATCTCATGGATCTCGGGTACTCAGACAAGCAGATCGCCCAGGCAACCGGCTTGACGCTCGGGACGATCCGCGCGCGATTGCGGCTCAAGGAATTGCATCCCGCATTGCGCGAAGCACTCGACGGGGGCACGTTCTCGGTCGCTGCTGCTGAGCAGGCCCGTAAGCTCTCCTGGGCTGATCAGCAAGTGCTTGCCGCTCAGCTTGAGGAGAGCGGCAAGCTGACCGCACGGGACGTGGCTGCGCGTCGTCACGTTCAGATCAGTGCAGCAGTTGACGCGCTACCATCTGACTTCCTGGACGACGAGCCGACCGATGTGCCCACGGAAGGAGGTGAGACAGTAGAGGCGCTTGCAGGCGCGTTCGGCATCGACATCCGCAACGGCGCGGGGCTCGCTCGTCTGGGCATTATCCTCTGCGATTCCCATCGCTATGACGACGTGAGAGCCATCTTGCAGAGGATCTTCGATCTCGGTTGACATTCCGAGCGAAATATGGTACCGTAGACGTACCCTACCAAAGGAGATCAACGTGGTTCAGTTCGCCACTGTTGAGATGGACGAGGCGACCCGTAACGCGGAGCTTGCCACACCGCCGCAGGGGTACCTCAATCGGGCGCCGTACCGCGACGCGCTCAGCGGGCTTGCTGCCGGCCAGGTGCTCGTGATCACGCCTGGAGACGAGTCCCACCGGGCCATCAAGTTCCGCATCAACGACGCGGCTAAGGAAATGGGCATCAACGTGCTCTACGGCGAGAACAAGGACGGCAACATCCTCGTCTGGCTGACCGATCAGCCCAAGCCGCCCTCGCGCCGCCGGAACGGCAAGGCCCAGTCTCAGGTCTAACCCGCCCGCGTACAGGCCCCGTGCGCGGTTTGCGCTCCCGCATGCATCCGCCATGCATGCGGGAGCCTGAACACCGAGCGGGCCGGAGGCTGACGGTTATCTTTAGGTTGATATGCCCGTTGGCCGTACACTCGCCTGCTCGACTACCCCCGCATCTGCGGGGGTTTTTGTTTGAGAGGACATCGTGGATGAAGAGATCGAAGCACGCCTTGGTGAGCTAGAAGCGCGCGTACAAGCGCTGATGGAAGCGCACGCGCTTTCGGCGCATGCGTACAACGCGCTCGCCCATGCTCAGGATCGCATACATCGTGCGCACATGTGGGCGCTCGTCGCCTACCTCGTCCTCTGGCTCGTTACCGTGATCAACGTCGGCATCTATGCGTGGAGGCACTGGTGAGCCCTGAGACGCCAACCCAGAACGGGAACGCCCTCGACGCGCGCATGATGGATGTTGAGGTTCGCCTGACGATGTTCGAGGTACTGACCACGTCGATGAGCCGGTCGCTGGCTGACGCAGACGTGCATCTGCGCTGGCTGATCGCTCACGTGCATACGCTGTACGCGGTGCTGCTCGTTCAGGTCGTCGTGAATGTGTTGCTGCTGTCGTACATCATCTGGCTGGAGTGGACGCGGTGAAGCACGACGATTGTCTGACCTGTCGGCTGCTCGATGCCGCCACGCTGGACAAGCTTCGTCAGGAAGTCGCTCGCCAACTTGATAACGAAGCGCTTTCGCTGACACAGGCTGAGCGAGAGCGCCGCAGCGGGAATGCCCGCAAAGCGGCCTGGGCCATGTGGCGCAAACGAAAGGAAACAGCGTGACGGTCAAAGATCTCCTGGAGCTACTGATCCGGTTCGATCCTTCCTTGCTAGTCGTCTTGCAGAAAGATGCCGAAGGCAACGGCTACAGCCCGTGTGCCGGCGGCGAGCCAGCGTACTACGTCGCGGACAGCACCTACAGCGGAGCGGTTTATGGCAAAGAGGACATCGAAAACGGAGAAGCCCCCTCAGGAGGAGCAGAAGCCTTTATTCTCTGGCCCGTCAACTAACATGAAGATCACCGAGTCCATCCAGATCGAAACGGAGGAGTTCGACCCTCGGAACATGCCCGAGATCATGGGCGCCGTCTTCGACCTGATGCACCAGTCAGAAGGAGTCGGCTACGAGCCCGTCAAGGCATCCATGAAGACCGACACGCCGATGTGGAAGTTCGCGGTCTTGATGCGTCGCAAGCCGTGCACGCCTGACGAGTGGCGTCTAACGCTCGAAGCGATCATGCAGGAGGCACCGTTCTAATGCCTGAAGTGAGCTACGCTGCATGCGAGAACTGTGGCAGCGAAGAACTGGTTATCGCGAACCGTATCGCTGGCTACGTCGTGCTCGGCATCAATCAGCACGATGCGGTGTATGGCGATGCTCAGCCTGTCGAGTACGACCTGACTGATCTAAGCCCTGGGCGTCAGGTTATCTGGTGCGCGGGTTGCTTTGAGACGACGACAGTGAAGCGTGTCTAGCCTTCCTCCATGATGGGGTGCACGCGCCCAACGCCGACGCCTTTCATGATCTCGTAGACCATCTCGTTGGCCGCTCCCTCAGGAGTGTCCATCGAGGAGTCGTACTCGACGTGGCGCGTGTGCCGCTCATTCTTGGCATTGATGACGGTGATCTCCACCTCGTAGGTCTTCACCGTCATCTTCACGGGATGGCAAGAGCAGATAGTCACGCCCCCTCCAGACGCCATCGTGAATGGACCTTCCATGATGCGGCAGCTATCCATGAAACTCTCCTACCTTACCAGAAAGGAAGCGAAGCAGGCTCCGACGCCGAACTCGAACATGTTGATGACAGGAATCGTCACTCCAAACGACGAGACGACGATCAGGATGATCCCGATCACCAACACCCAGAATCCCGATGTGGCGTAGTACACTGGCTTAGCGGCCATCGTCGCGCTCCTTATCTCCATCAGGAATGTCAGCCTCAGCAAGATCCGGTGCCTGATCGGAGCGTTCTGTATCCTCTCGCTCCCGTGTTCGTTCTGGCGTCCTCTGCCGCGTCCACTCTGGAAGCGTCTCCCGTTGTTCACGCATTGCCCCTCCTAGTGCCGTTGCATGATGCCGACATCGTTGCGAATGGCGCGAATGAACCGAGCCAGTGCCCGGCCAGGCGCAAGTCGGAACAGATTCGGCTGTCCAATGCTCATCTCGATGGTAAACGCGCCGCTATCTTCCAGGTTGATCGTCAGCCCGCTGATCACATCTGTGAGCGTCAATCCAGCTTCGAGCCAGATGGCCGACACCCGATCTCCGAACTTGAAATCGACAGGATACTCGTACCGTCCGGCCTGCCCAATGGTAAACGTCAACGACGGCCCGCCCCTGGATGTCTCATCTAGCTCTTTCAAGATCTCCAGGTCTAGCTCGGCGGTGGTCTTCACACCAGACTGGTCGAGAAATTCCTCGATCCTCCCCCAATCGTCAATGGATGTCTGGTTGTACCCCTCACGGATCATCCTGGCAGCATCATCGCCAGGACCGCCGCCGTAGACGTAGTTTTTGATCCCTGTGCCATCCTCGACGTACTCGATATTCAGGGCATTGCCACCCGCCATGTCAAACAGGACAGTATCAGACGTGCCAATGCCGTGCTCCTCCCCGATGATCGGCACGTACGTGTGGAACTCCAGCGTCCCGTTGAGTGCCCTGATCACCTGGAAGCGCGTATCGGTCGCCTCCTTGGCGATGTTCTTGAGTGCGTCGAGCACTGTCTCATAGCGGCCATTATAGTTGGTTGTGAACGACGACGCGGTAAGGTTGTTATGCACGGTGAAGTGCGGCACCTGTCGCGCCGTTGCCGCATTGGCACCGAGATGATTACGCACGAGGTTTTTCATCAAGTCATCGGCCTTGACATTGGTATACACATCATCAGCCGCTCCTGGCGGCGGCACGACGATCCGCCCGGTCAAGAGCCCGTTGTATCCTGGCCCGCTCAATGTCACCATTGAGTAGCGCCCTTCTTGATGGAAGAGTCGCTTCATGATAATGCCGCCGAAGACCTTGATCCCCTTGATGGCATACTCGATCCGATTCCTTGGCTGAAGGAAATTGATTACATCGTCGTAGATCCAGGGTAGCTCGATCTCAAAGTCGCCCACATCGTTTTCGACTATCGTAAACTTGGCGCTGCGAATAGGCTGCACCCGTCCGAGCAGCACGCCGTTGATATCCAGGCACTCGATGATATGGATATCGGTCGGCGGCAACGGTGGGGGAGGACCGGGCGGTGGCGGCGGTGCATACCCGGCGAGTGTCGGCGCGGGCATCACAAACGCCGAAGTGATCACCCAGGTCAGCGTCCCGCTGCCGTTTGACAGTATCGGTTTGGCAATCACCAGCGCACCGATGCCGACATATGGCACCGTACCTGCGCCTGACAGCACCAGCGGCCCAATCCGTATACCGCCGACACCGATGATGGGCACCGAGCCGATCGCTGCCAGGATCGGCGGCGGCATGACGATGTCGCTATGGATGACATACGTCGTGTCAGCCGTAGCAGCAAGCGACGGCGGGCCGATTGTCAGCGCGCCTGGGCCAACGAAGTCACCGACGACCGCATAGCCCAGGATCGACGGGCGTGCAATCGTGATATGCGCTTCGCGAGTGATTGTCCAGGTCGCTGGCGCTGAGCTA